CCTTCGCCGGTTGCGCCACAGTCCGCGCGCGAGCCGGCGTCGGCGGTCCCCGGCGGCGCTGGCGCGTTTCTTGCGGGACGCGCGGGTCAGTCGCCGACCGCGCCGGCGGGACCGGCCGCGCCGCTCGGTGCGGCGGCTGGCAAAAGCGCTTTCTATGACGAGCAGCGCAAGCTGATTTACGACGCGGCGGTCCGCGCCGGCGTCCCGCATCCCGAGGTCGTCGCCGAAGTCGGCGCGACGCAGGCGCAGCTTGAGTCCGGCGGCGGCAAGCATACGCCGGGCGGTTTCAATGTTTACGGGATCAAGTCCGGCGGCGGCGTCGGAACGGCTGGCGCGCCGGTCTCGACGCGGGAGGAGGGCGCCGGCGGTTCCTATACGACGCAAGCGAGCTTCGCGCAGTTCAAGAACAAAGAGGACGCGGCGGACGCCTACGTTCAATTCCTACAAAAGAATCCGCGCCACTATAAGCCGGTGCTCGAAGCAAAGACGATCGAGGAGGGTATTTTAGCGCAGGGACGGAGCGGCTATGCGACGGATCATAAGTATCTCCCCGCGCTTCAGAACACACAGCGTCAGTATGGCGGCGCCGTCGCGCAAGGGCCGGCGACCGCGCCGCCGGCCGCGCCGGTCGCAACCGCCGATCCGCCGCGCGGGTCGGTCGATATCAACATTACCCATCGCAACCCGCCGCCGAATTCGGCGGTCAGCGTGACCGGCGCCGGCGACGTCAACGTCGGACGGCCTCGCGTCGAGAAAGTGGACCTAGCTTCGATATGAGCGGAACAAACGCCGTCGGCGAATTCCTTCAGCGGGTCGGGACCGCGCAACGCTACGACTCGTCGTTCGTCAGCTTCGCCGATGGTAGCTGGCCGCAACGGCTTCAGCCCGGCTCGTGGCGCGGCGTCGGCTTCGTACTCGACGTCTGCGCGACCCGTGTCGGCCGGCGCGTCGCGATTCACGAATACCCATACCGCGATACCGCCTGGGCCGAGGATCTAGGCAAGCTCCCGCGCCGGTTCGCGGTCGCGGCGTATCTCGTCGGCGACTACGTATACGAGCAACGCGACCGCATGATCGCGGCATGCGAGAAGGCGGGACCGGGGACGCTCGTCCACCCGACGCTCGGGAGCGTCGAATGCGTCCTGCTCGAATCCGAATTCACCGATCGCCGCGATCACGGCCGGGTCGTCGAATTCAACCTGCAATTTATCATCTCGTCCGACGTCCGCTATCCGTCGACGACGATCGCGTCAGGCAACGCGATCACCAACGCCGGGAAAGCGCTTCAGGCGGCGGCGCGCGGCGATCTCTCGTCGGCGCTCGGCTCGGTCCGCTCGGTCCCGGCGGTCGCGGCGGACGTCTCGGGCTTTACCGGGCTCTCGACGATCGTCGCCAGCGACCCTACGCGGGCGCTACGGGCCGTAACCGGGCTCGCCGGTAACTTCTCCCGGTTCGCCGCCGGGCACCGCTCTACGACCTTCCAAGGGACCGTATCGTCGGTGCTAGCCGACGCGACCCGGCTGACGACCGGCGTCACGCGCGCGGCGGACGAGGTCACGCGGCTGGCGGCCTTGCTATGAGCCAGCAAACCGACGACTTCGCGGCCGGCGCGCAAGCGCTCGCGGACGCGGTCCAGACGTCCGCGAGCGATCCCGGCGACGCGATCCGTATGCTTCTCCCGCTATGCGCCTGGATACCGATGGAGATTTGCGGGACCGGCGCGCTCTCGACCGAAGCGCGCTTCTGCCAGGAAGCAATCGCCGCCAATCTCAGGATGGCCGCATGCGCCGCCTTGGGCGAGGCTACGCGGCTTTATCGGCCTTGGAGCTATCAAGACGCCCAAGCGCTCCGGAAGGTCGTCAGCGACGCGCTAGAGGCCGAAGCGACGCGATCCGCTGACGCCGGCCGGACCGATAGCTTCCAGGCGCTCCGGGACCTTCGCGCCGCCGTCGCGCTCGATCTCGCGCTTCGCGGCGCGGATCTCGCTTTCCTGATCGAGATCGAGGAGCGCGCGATCATGCCGTCGCTGACCGAAGCATGGCGGCTCTATCAGGATACGACGCGGGAGCCCGAGCTTGTCCGCGCCGCTGACGTGATCCACCCGCTCTTTATGCCGGTCTCGTTTCAGGCACTCTCCCGATGAGCGAGACCGCCCACGGCATACCGCCCGGCGCCGCCGACGAATTGGTCTTGAACGTCGGCGGCGTACAGATACGCGGCTGGCAGTCGGTCCACGTCAGCCGGCCGCTGAACGCGATCCCGGCGAGCTTCGATATCCAGATAACCGAGAAGTATCCGGACTCGCCCGACGTCGCGGTCAAGCCCGGCGACGAGTGCAGCGTGACGATCGGCGGCGATCTCGTCCTGACCGGCTACGTCGACCAGTACGCCGTGACGATCAATGCGGGCAATCATACGGTCAAGATCACCGGGCGAAGCAAGTCACAGGACCTCGTCGATTGCTCGGCGCTATTCGATACGCAATCCGGTCAGCCCGGCATGCAGAAGATGGCCGGGACAACGCTCTCGATCGCGCAAGCGCTCGCCGCGCCGTATCACGTCACGGTCAAGTCGAACGCCGGCGACGGCGTCAACGTCCCGCAGCTCAATATCAATCTCGGCGAGACCGCGTGGGATATCATTGACCGGGTTATGCGGTACAGCCAATTCGTCGCCTATGATCTCCCGGACGGGACGCTGATGCTCTCGCAAGCCGGGACCGAGAAGATGGCGAGCGGCTTTAAGCTCGGCGACAACGTCGAGCACGCCTCGGTCGCGTTCAGCATGAACGAGCGCTTTAGCGACTATGAGGCGCACTTTATCTCGTCATTCGCCTTCGGCTCTGACGTCGGACCCAATCAGCCGACGATCGGCGAGGTCATCAAAGACGCCGGCGTCCCGCGCTTCCGCAAGCGCTATATCGTCTCCGAGCAATTTCAGGATGGCGAAGCGCTCGCCGCCAAGCGCGCGCTATGGGAATGCAACTATCGCAAGGCGCACTCGCAACAGGTCAGCATAACCTGCGACGCTTGGCGCGATAGCGCCGGCGCGCTTTGGGCGCCGAACCATCTCGCGCCGATCGACGCGGCGCCGCTGAAGGTCGATCCCGATCAGCCTTGGCTGCTCGGCTCAGTTACCTATATCCGCGACGAGAACGGTCAGCACGCCGATCTCGTCCTCATGCCGAAAGACGCCTACGTCCCCGAGCCGGTCGCGCTCAATCAGCTTCCGCCGACGATCGATCAGATCGAGAAGTCCAAAAGCGGCGCGAACAACCCGACCGCGCCAGAGCCAAAGACGCCGACGCCGGTCCCCGCGTCATTCGAGACCGTGACCGTATGAGTTCGGCAATCGATCGGCTTTACCGTCGCGTCCTGATGATGCTCGCCCCGGTCAAGATCACGGCGACCAACGATACCGGCGCCGTCCATCGTGTGCAGATACGGGTTACGCCGGTCGAGCAGATCGACGGCGTCCCGGTCGTTCAGCTATACGGCGTCGCCTCGCATGCGCCGGTCAATTCCGACGCGATGGCGGTATTCATTCACGGCGACCGCAGCAACCCGGTCATCATCGCGACCGGCAATCAGGCGGCGCGGGTCCGCAACCAAAAGCCCGGCGAGGTCGCGATCTATACCGACGAGGGCGATACGATCGTCCTCGGCCGCGATAATAAAATCGCGATCACGACAAAGTCGACCGTCACGATCAACGCGGTCGATAAGGTCCGGATCGTCGCGCCCCGGCTAGAGGTTACCGGCGATATTATCGATCACTGCGACGAGCAGGATCACACCGCGCTCGATATGCGGACGATCTACAATTCGCATACGCACCGCGGCGTCCAGCCGGGGACCGGCAACTCCGGTATTCCCAATCAGCCGCAAGTCGTTAGGGACGAGCCGTGACGACGGGATGGATTCCGGCCTCTGGCCTACCGCTCTTTGTCCCGCAGGCCGATCTCACGCCAGCCGAATGCGACGGCGATATCCGGCTCTATTGGAACAATACGGACGGGATCGGCGACTGGCTGTTCGCCGAGGGCGACGTCCAGACCGGACAGGACCTAGCGACCGCATGCCTGGTGTCGCTGTTCACCGATAAGCTCGCGACGCCGGACTTCGTCCCGACTGACGGGACGCTAGACCGGCGCGGCTGGTGGGCGGACCCTTACAACGATCAGCCGCTCGGCTCGAATCTCTGGCAGCTAGAGCGCGCCAAAAAGACCCGCGATACGCTCGCGACCGCGCGACGCTACGCGCAGGACGCGCTTCAATGGATCGTCGACGACGGCGTCGCGGAGTCGATCTCGGTCGATACCGGCTGGATGAAGGCGGAGTACGGCGCGACCTGTCTCGGGATTAAGGTCATTCTCGTCGAGCCGTCCGGCGACCTTCGTCGGTTTACCTTCGGCTGGGCGTGGCGCGATATCGCGCCGCTCGCGATCCCGCTCGCCGAGACGCCGCTCCCCGGTCCGACCGTTTGGGATCACGGGACGACCTCGTGGGACGCGGCTTCAACCGCTTGGGACCTGGGGCAACATTAGATGCCGTTCGCTCGGCCTACCCTGACCGCGCTTCGCAATATCGCGGTACAGGATATCACGACATCGGGGATACCCGGTCTCGACGGCTTGCTCCGCAACGCGGTCCTCCGCGTTCTGGCATGGGTAATGGCCGGGCTCGCCTATGCCGAGTACGGGTATCTCGACTGGATCGCGCGCGAGGCGGTCCCGTTTACCGCGACCGACGAGTATCTCGACGCATGGGCGGCGCTGATCGGCGTCTCCCGCAAAGACGCGGCGCCGGCGAGCGGGACCGCGCAATTCAACGGTCAGCCGAATATCCTGCTCGCCGCCGGCGCGAACCTTCGCCGCCAGGACGGGACGCCCTATACGTCGTCCGCCAACGTCCAGAGCGATAGCGCCGGTATCCTACTCGTCCCGTTCGTCGCCGCCGTTGATGGCGCCTTTACCAACTGCGACGCCGGCTCGGCGATCTCGCTGAATGACGCGCCATCTGGCATGAACGCCGGCGGTGTCACGGTCGGTCCGACGACCGGCGGCGCGGATATGGAGACCGACGAAGAATTCCGCTCGCGGATGCTCGCGAAGTACCGCGACCCGCCGCAGGGCGGCGCGGCCGGCGATTACGTCACATGGGCGCTAGAGGTCCCCGGCTGTACCCGCGCCTGGGCGCAGCCTTACGGCATGGGTCCGGGGAGCGTCGTCGTCCGTGTGATGTTCGACGACGCGAAGGCGATCCACGGCGGCTTCCCGCAAGGGATCGACGG